AGAGAATGGACAGTTTGTAGCAGAAAGGTTGATGGCGACAAACCTAAGACCTGGAACTGCAGACAACGACGTAAATGCGTTAAGAAACATGGGTATGTTACCTAACGGATACGTTGTGAATAACTTCCTAACCGATACGGATGCGTTTTTCATTAAGACAGATGCACCAAATGGTTTCAAGCATTTTGTAAGAACACCAATTACAAACAGCATGGAAGGCGATTTTGATACTGGTAACGTTCGGTACAAAGCTAGGGAAAGATACTCATTTGGTGTATCTGACCCAAGATGTGTGTTTGGCTCTCCAGGAGCGTAACTTCATCTACAGTTTAAAATTAAAGAGCGACTTTACAGTCGCTCTTTTTTTGTGTTATAGTTTCAAGAACCTTGACGGGATAGCCCCGACAATGCCAAGACAAGGAGAATAACATGGCAAATACAACATATTCAGGTCCAATACGGTCCTTAAGTACAATCAAAACAGTAAGTAAAAATGCAACAACAGGTGCTATAACTGAGGTATCCACCTTTGGTGACGGACCTGTAAGCCTATCCGATGGTAATGTGACTCTTACAAATGCTACGCATAGTGGTAGAATATTGTTGGTTCCAGACGGAAGTCAAGACAATACATACACCTTACCTGCACCGATTGCAGGTTCTATGTTTCGATTTATTTATGCAGGAGGAGCTGCTGACGGAACTGATGCAATTATCCTAACTCCTGGAAACACAAATTTTTATATTGGTGGTGTAACTTTATTGGATACAGACAATGCAATAAGTAATGTATTTTCTAATGGTAGTTCTAACAGTAGCTTCCAAATAAATGTTCCTGGAGGATTTGATGTTACCATTATGGGTTTGAATACAACAAACTATCAAATATTTGGTAGTGTAACATCAGCCACAGCTCCAGCTTTTGCTGATCAATAGGTGTCAACATGGCAGATGCAGTTACTTCACAAACGATAGTTGACGGTGCAAAAACGGCTGTTTTGAAATTTACGAATGTTTCAGATGGTTCGGGCGAATCAGCTGTTGCTAAAGTCGATGTAAGTGCGTTAGCTAGTACTCAAGATGGTCAAGCATGTACAGGAGCTACCATAGAAAAAATATGGTGGCAGTGCAACGGCATGAAAGTACAATTATTATTTGATGCTTCATCAAATGTTTTTTGTATTGAGTTAGGAGAAAACCAAAGTGGTTATCATGACTACAGCCTTTTTGGGGGATTGCCTAACAATGCAGGCTCTGGGGTAACAGGCGATATATTGTTTACCACCGTTGGTCATTCTAGCAACGATACTTACACAGTTATCCTGCAAGTCCGTAAGGAATATGGATAATGGCTACAACTAAGAATGTAAAAAGAACAGCCTCTGGCAGAATAACGTACAGGGGCGAAACTTTTGCAGGCTACAATAAGCCAAAACGTACACCTAAAGGACCAAAAAAATCTGCTGTGCTCGCAAAAAAAGGGACACAGATTAGGTTGGTGCGTTTTGGCGACCCTAATATGACTATTAAGAAAGACCAACCAGGAAGGCGTAAATCATTTCGTGCTCGTCATAATTGTGATACAGCAAAAGATAAATTTACCGCTAGATATTGGTCGTGCAAGGCATGGTAATGAAAGCGGAGCAAGTAGCAAAAATGTTGGAAAAACATGAAGAAGATGCCAATCGGCGTTTTGATAGAATAGAAAAAGGTTTAGATAAGTTAGACATGCGTATGTGGGGATTAGCTGTGTTAATTGTAGGAGTGGCAGTAGCAGAAAGGTTTTTTTAATGGCGATTAACCGAGGCAATATGCGACAGCAGATAGAAAAACCACCTGCTAAAAAACGCAAGAAGCGTAAAATACCAGATAAATATCTAAAAGGTTTAAGTGGAGCGGATCGGAGTAAACGTCGTGCAGAAATACAACGTAATGCTCGTAAGTCCGCTAGCGATCCTTCCGCTTATAAATTCAGCACTGATTTTACTACGACAGGGACGCGACGGAAAACAAAATTAAGTAAACACACAAAAGCATATAGGAAAAAATATGGTACAAAAAAAGGGTAAAAAACCTCTCGCTGCTTATTATGGTGACCCTAAAAAAGTCACTAGAGGAGACATAATTACAGCAGCGAAAATGAAAGCAAATAAAAATGGTAAAAAGAAAAGACCCAATAAAGGGAACGGGAAAAAAACCTAAAGGTACAGGGAGGAGGTTATACACAGATGAAAACCCCAAAGACACCGTCTCTATTAAGTTTGCCACTGTGGAAGATGCCAAAGCTACTGCTCGTAAAGTTAAAAAAATTAATAAGCCGTATGCTCGCAAAATTCAAATCCTTACTGTGGTCGAACAAAGAGCAAAAGTCGCAGGCAAGCCCAAGCAAGCTGCGATCGCCAAAAAAGCAAAAGAAGAACTTAGAGCCAAGCATAAAAAAGGAGGCAAAAAATGAGCCTAAACGAAAAAACAAAAAAAGCACTGGCAAAAAAAGCGTCGGACGCCCGAAAAAAGGGTAAGAAAGTTACGGCAGGTCAGTTAGCTACTGTTTATAAAAAAGGACTCGCTGCATATAGGACAGGACATAGACCTGGAGCTACACCGAGCCAATGGGCTATGGCACGTGTGAACAGTGTATTGACAGGTGGGAAAGCCGCGAAAGTTGATGCTCATGTGTTTGGTAAAGGCAAGAAAAAAGATACTAAAAAGAAACCAACAAAGAAAACTTGATGAGTTATTTAATAAGTAACATACCGCACTTTAATTGTTTAGTGCGTAAAGAGTTTACACACAACCATGAACAGTATCATGGTGAGTATTTACATGCTATGGCTATTGCTGTTACCACAATACCAGATAGAAGTTTAGGGTTTCATGTTGTGTTTACTGGACTAGAGGCTGAAACAGACGAGGACAATGTCCATGGAGGAGCTATGTGGGCTAGGTTGCCAATAACTGCTTTAGTCGCTGATGCTCCGCTTGATGAGATGCCACAAAGGATGCACTCACATTTAGCACAACCTTGGGATTGTAGTTCTCACTATCATTCTGTAATAAAACTTGATAGAGTTAGTTCAAGTCCGTGGATTTGTAAAATAGATGGTGAGTTTTATACAGGTAAATATATGTTTACTATTGATTATACAGGCACAAGCATAGCTGATGACCCTGCACAACATAAACAGAGTCATGTTTTAGAATTAACGGATGCGGATCAGTGGACAGGTAATATTGTCGCACTTCCAAATAACAGGGTGAGGGCAACTTCTCCTGCACTATGGGTAACTGGAGAAGGACCTCCAGATTTTAAACCTAGTCAATGGATACACATGGCAGAAAGCGATGCCAGTTATATGGATCCAAATGTGACGTTTAATAACTTGTATGCTAAAAAGGAGAAACCAAATGGTAAAAAAAGCAAAAAACGGAATGCGTAAAAAATTAATGGGTGGTAGCACTAAAAATGGAATGCGTGTTAAAATGATGGGCGGTAGCACTAAAAATGGAATGCGAAAAAAGATGACCACTGGTGGAGCTATGAGTGCAGGCACAAAAAGAGGTAATATGATGGGTGGCAGTATGGTGAAAGCCATAAAAGGCATGATTAAAGGACCATATAGCTAATGGCTACATCAGGGTCAACAGACTTTGAATTAGATGTTGCTGATTACATCGAAGAGGCATTTGAGAGGTGTGGTCAAGAGGTCCGTACAGGGTACGACCTTAAAACAGCTAAACGTTCACTCAATCTTTTGTTTGCAGACTGGGCAAATAGGGGGCTGAATCGTTGGACAATAGAGCAAACGACCACCACTCTCTCGGCAGGCACGCTTGAATATACATTAGATGCGGATACTATAGATATATTAAGTGCTGTAATCCGTACTGGCACTGGTATAAACCAAAGTGATACACAAATATCACGTATCAGCAGAGATGTGTATCTTAACATACCTAACAAAAATACTCAAGGTAGACCTAATCAGTGGTATGTGGATAGGCAGATTATACCAAAAATACGATTATACCCGACACCTGATACCACCTACACTTTAGTTTTTGATAGGTTAACTCGTATAGAAGACGCTGATACTTTTGTTAATACTACGGATATACCTTTTAGGTTTTATCCCTGTTTATCAGCAGGATTAGCATATTACATAGCTATTAAACGAGCTCCTGATAGAGTGCCTTTATTGAAACAACTTTACGAGGAAGAATTTAACAGAGCTGCTTTTGAAGATGTTGATAGGGCTAATTTAAGTTTAACACCTCGTAGAGATTTTTATGGGTTTAATTGATGAGTTATGCAATAGGCATACACTCTTACGGACAGTGTGACCGATGCGGTTTTAGATATAAGTATCTCCAATTACGTAAAGAATGGAATGGTTTAAAAGTTTGTCCTGAGTGTTATGAAACAAAACACCCACAGTTAGAACCACACCAAACAGGAGCAGATCCAGAGGCATTGTTTGAAAGCAGAGGGGATACCTCCGTTGAGACAACTGATTTTGTAGTATACACAAACACAAAAGATGGTATTATTGGTAAATCCTTAACGTCATTTGAGGTCACAGCAAGTGTAGGAACAGTTACGGTGACAGTATGAGTTTTACTTTTGCAACATTAAAAACGGCAATACAAGATTACTCTGAAAATACAGAAACGACTTTTGTGTCGCATTTAAGTGACTTTATAAAAGGTGCAGAAGAACGCATTTTTAAAGCAGTGCAATTAAGTTTTTTTAGAAAAAATGCTAATGCACAGTTTACATCTTCACAGTTTTTAGCTTGCCCCACAGATTTTTTAGCTCCTTTATCTCTAAGTTTTACAAATAGTAGTAGTGAAAAAGTGTTTTTAGATTTTAAAGATGTAAATTTTGTACAAACTTTTAATCCTAATCCTGCTACTACTGGCTCTCCCAGATACTATGCCTTGTTTGATGTTGACAATTTTATAGTTGCACCAACACCGAGTAGCACTTTTTCCGTAGAATTACATTATTATTACAGACCTGCTAGTTTAACAGCTGGATCGGATAGTGGGACTACGTGGCTTAGTGATAATGCACCTAATGCAATGCTTTATGGGAGTTTAATTGAAGCATATACGTTTATGAAAGGTGAGGCAGATATGCTGCAAAATTATCAACAACGATTTATAGAGGCTATACAAACACTTAAAGTTTACGGTGAAGCAAAAGAAGTAACTGATTATTATCGCACAGGTCAATTAATTAGGAACAAAGCATAATGTTAATGGAACTACCTAAAACTCCAGTGGTATCTGTAAAAACTACACAGAATCAAGGTTTTAGTATTGAAGAAATAGCAGAACGATGTCTTAATAAAATTATCAGTGTAAGTGAAT